TTAGTTGAAGCAATTAATGTATATTTTAATATTAATAATTGGGACTTTGGTGATACATTTTACTTCTCAGAATTAGGTGCTTGGTTACACAATGAAATGTCAACACTAATTAATTCTGTTATTATTGTACCTAAGTCATCAGAACAAACATTTGGTAGTTTATTCCAAATTAAATCTAACTTTGATGAAATACTAGTTAGCGGAGCAACTGTTGATGACGTAGAAATTATTGACAGTATCACAGCAAGTAAAATACAAGCAAGTGGAATTGTAAACAATGGCTCTACTGCTAGTTCACAGACAGGTGTTTCTGTAACAGCAACTTCAACTACAAGTTCAAGTAGTTCTAGTTCATCAGGCAGTGGAGGCAGTGGTTACTAATGGCCAAACGTAATACTTCAACATTTTTACCTAAAATATATCAATCGGATAAGAATAAAAAATTCTTAAGTTCGACATTAGATCAACTTATGTCGTCTGCTAACTTGTCTCGAATAAACGGATATGTTGGTCGATCATTTGCTCCTAGTTTTAAGAAAGATGACAACTATCTTTCAAGCACAGGTAAAAGACAACAGTATCAACTAGAACCTGCTGTTACATCAGATAAAGAAAACACAGTTGTAACATATGATGACTTTTTATATTTCTTAGAAAACAACGACATAGACATAACAGATCAAGATAAACTTTTTAGCCAAGAATTTTATAATTGGGCTGGGTTTAATGACTTTGATAAATTTGTAAACTTTAACAGTTACTATTGGTTACCAGATGGCCCAGAAAAAGTACAAGTTAGTGGCGGCAACATTCCATTACAAAAAACATTTGAAGTTAACTATAGCCAAGAAAATAACAACTATACTGTTGCAGGAACAACAGGTGAAAATCCTATTATCTATCTTGCTAGAACAGGAACGTATACATTTAATACAAACTCTGATACTACTCAATGGTTTATACAAACAGAGCCAGGTCTATCAGGAAAACAAACCAGTACTAAAACAAAAAGTTCTAGAGAAATTCATGGCGTTACAAACAACGGTGGTGTAACAGATACTGATAGACCAACATATTATGGCAACATACAGTTTACAGTACCAGAAGCAACGGCACAAGATTCCTTTGATGGTTATACTATAGAAAACATTGACCTAGTATCAACAACACCATACAAAGATATTCAAGGAAAATCAATTGAAAATATTATTAATTTGTATGGTGGCATAGACGGACAAAGAAATTTATTAAACAAAACAGTATTCTTTTTACAAGATGACAACGCTACAACCGACAACACCAATTGGACATACAGCACCGATTATACTGTTGCTCCTTGGAAAGATCTAAATGTAGAACATCAAAATGGAATGGTTTCTCAACAAGATCGTTTAAGCATATTTCAAATAACAGAAGTAGGCGGCGTTGTTGTTTTAGTAAAAATAAGCACATTGCCTTATGATAAAAAATTATTTGTTAACGAAGGTAACACATACGCCGGCAGAGAATATTATAGAAATACAGGTACAACTAAAGCAACAATAGTACCAGTTAAAACAGCAAACTTGGATACACTGTATTACCAAAACAGCGAAGACCCACAAGCATATGGTGTTATAAAACTTGTTGAACAGGACACTGAAACTGTTAGTACCGAAGACTTTTTAGGAAAAGAAAAGTACACAAGTCCAAACAATGTTGTGTTTACAAACGGATTAAAAATTGAGTTTGACTCAACTATTAAAGAACCAGCGTATAGAAACAAGACTTATTATGTAGAAGGCGTTGGCAAGAAAATACACCTTGTTGATACAACATTGCCAACACCGGAAATGTCGTTAACTGATAAAGATTACATTACAATTAAAAGAGGCTCAGTTGACTTCAATGCTTGGAGTAGAAGTAACAGATGGTTCCATAAAGATGTTATAACAGCCACAGCAGGATACAATAAAGTTAATACAGTTATCGATCAAAACGCTAGGGCCAATAGACCTATTATAGAATTTGATAGTGGTATACAATTATTTGACCATGGTGTAAAAGGCCTCGAAGGAGTTAAGTTAGTTACAACTTCAGAGAAAGATATACTAACAGATATCAACGGAAGTTTAGGATATTTTGTTGACGGTGTACAATTAAAAACTGGTGATAAGATTGTTGCTATTAATGACAATGATATACAAACAAGAAAAACAATATGGGAAGTTACATTTGCTGACATTAATAATGACAGTGTACCTGAAACTATTGTATTACGAGATTCAGGTACCACAGTATCAGTAAACGATGGCATTTATGCCACACATGGTAGTACACAAAAAGGTGTACCTTACTACTGGACTGGATCTAAATGGGATTCGGCACAACGAAAGACAACAAAAAATCAAGAACCAATCTTTGCTTTATTTGATGGGAACGGAACAGACTTTGCTGACTACACAGGAAACAACTGGAGTGGTAATAAGTTATTCACATTTAAAAAAGGCACAGGAACTAATGATACAGAATTAGGGTTCCCATTAAGTTATAGAACTTTTAATAATGTTGGTGACATTGTTTTTGAAAACAATTTTATTACAAAATCATTTACATACGGTGAACCGGTTAAGTTACAAAGTACTAGCACAGGACTTGCTAAGGTTAGAGATCCTCATTCTAATACAGTCTCATACTATAACGGCTGGGAAAAAGGTGTTAGAAATAGTAGACAACTTCAGCAAGTAACATATACAGTTACAGATACTTCAACTAAAAAATATGAAATAGGTCAACTGCCAGCAGACACTAAAGATATTTTGAAAAATATCTTTGTGTTTATTAACAACAAAAAAACAACAAACTTTACAACATCAGTATACGAAGGTCTTAATATTATCACTATTAATGACACATTAAGTTTAAACGATCAAATTGTTGTTAGGTTTACTGCTAGTTCGCCAACCAAGAAGGGATTCTTTACAGTACCTAGTAACTTAGAAAGAAATGCTAACAACGAAAAGTTCGAAACTATTACACTAGGCCAAGTACAAAACCATGTACAATCTTTAGTTGACAGCCATAAGTTTTTTACAGGCAGTTTACAAGGAAGTAACAATTTAAGAGACCTTGGAACAGCAAAACAAACTGAAGGTAAAATTTTACAACACAGTTCAAGTATGATTCTTTCGATGTTATTGGGTCAGTACAATGAATTAAATTATGTTGATTCGGTTAGATATTCTGGTAATGAATATGAGAAATTTAAAAACAAATTTGTAAATGCTGTAGAAACGTTAGACGATTTAGACTTAACAGATACAGTTGGAACTGTAGATAAAGTATTAGAATATATTAACGGAAATAAAACAAGCACAATGCCGTTTTATTCAAGCGATATGGTACCACACGGTGCTGATAGCAGTACTATTAATATAACAGTAACAGATGATAGAACTAAAACATATGAAATTGCCTCAGTGTTTGATGCAACACTACCAAGTAACAGAGCGGTATTAGTTTATAAAAATGATGTACAGTTGTACAAAGATATTGACTACAGTTTTGACTCAACAGCGTCAATAACTTTTAGTGAATCATTTACTTTAAGCATAGGCGATAAAATAAAAATTGTAGACTACAGTAATACTGATTCAAACTATGTTCCGGCAACACCTAGTAAGTTAGGTTTATATCCTAAGTATAAACCAGAGATTGCTACAGATAACACATACGATACAGCACAAACTGTAATCATTGGGCATGACGGTAGTAAAACAATCGCTTATGGTGACAGTAGAGATAGTATTATACTAGAACTTGAAAAAAGAATTTACAACAACATCAAAACAAAATACGACGAGCAAGTTTTTGATATTAAAAAGTCTATACCAAATAGATTTAGAACAACAGATTTTACAAAAACAGCCGTTAATAAAATTTTAGAAGATGAATTTTTAAGATGGACTACAACACATAGAATTCCTTATTCTGAAAACAATACATTTGATGCTAACAAAAAGTTTACTTGGAACTACAAAAACTTTATAGACAAAAACAGTGGTGAGTTTTTATCAGGCGGTTGGCGAAGCATTTACAATTATTACTACGACACATATCGTCCACACACTCACGCTTGGGAAATGTTTGGATGGTCGGTTATGCCAAGTTGGTGGGAACAGAGATACGGTGTGGCACCTTACACATCAGGAAACAAAGTTCTTTGGGATGACGTTAAAAACGGATACAGGTATACTAGTACAACTGAATACACAACAAATAACACATACAAAAGAGCACAAATTTACGATTATATACCAGTAAACGAATTCGGCGAACTACTGCCACCTATCGATACTATTAGTGTTAACAGTGAAGATTTATCACCTAGCCACAACTGGATATTTGGTGACGAAGGACCAGCGGAACACGCCTGGAGATCATCAAGTTCATATCCTTTTGCTGTACAAATGCTGTTAAGTTTAATTAAGCCTGCTGAATATCAAGCACAATTATTCAATAAGAGTTTAATTGTTAGAAGTAACTTAATTAGCCAACTAGTACACAAAAATACAAATCAAAGAATTACATCTACTGATTTAAAAGTTCCTACAAGCACAAATAGACTAGAAGGAACAGCAAACTTTGTAGCAGATTATTTACGTTGGCAAAACATTAATGTAGTTGATAAACTAGAAAAAATTATTAATAAATCAGATGTACAATTAGCACACAAACTAGAAGGATACACAGATAAAAAATTAATACAAGTACTTGCTGAGCAAGTATCTCCGGCTAGTACAAGTTCAACAGTTTATGTACCTGACGAAGATTATAGTATTCATCTACATAAAACAGGGCCAATCAATAGTGTTCCTTATAGTGGAATTATTATACAAGTAACAACAAGCGGTTATAGTGTATTTGGTTACGACCTAACTAATCCAAGATTCAAAGTTAATGTTCCTGTTGAAACAGGAAACTTTAAAGTACATGATATTGGTACAGACAGAATTAACCAATACGAACAATATACTCCAGAAGTTAAAGAAATTCCTTACGGTACTACTTTTAGAACAAAACAAGAAGTAGCAGATTTTATATTCGCATATGAAGTTTATTTAAAATCTAGAGGTTATGACTTTGACAATAGAATGGAAGACTTTGGTACTGTTAAAGTTACAGCAAACTGGTTAATGAGTGTTAGAGAATTTATACACTGGTCTAGACAAGGGTGGTCAGATGGCACAGTTATTTCACTTTCGCCAACAGCAAATAGAATTAGATTTGAAAACGAAAGAGGTGTTGCCGACAGTTTATTAAACAGACAAGCAAGTGTTAACGTATTAAATCAAAACTACCAGCCATTAAGACCTGGATCATATAAAATGATGAGAGGCGACAGTGACTTTGAACTGTATCCAGATCCAGATGCAGGCGGAATATATTTTGCTA